GGAAGTTCTTCTCGAACAACCTCTCTTACTGCTTCTTTTATCAATTTTTTAAAAAGTTCTACCTTCATATTAATAAATAGTTATGTTATGGTAATTGATTATCTATTCTAAATTTAATTTCATCCAGTAATACATCTGTAGAAGAACTAAAAGACGGTTGACCTTTTAGTACAACAATTCCTCTTCTATCTTTTGCAATAGCATACCTTCTAGGTGCTATTCTTGGTGAGTTCGGATCTTCTATAATTTCAAGCTTATACCCTCTGTATTCATATTTAGGGTCGATAGCACTACCAGCGTTATTCTCTGATCCTGTATTACCTAAAGGCTGTACAGCATTAACTAAATCTTGTAACTCCTGTGATGAATTGTTTGCTAAACATCCTTCAACTGCAATATCTATTGATTGTAATTTTAATTTTAAATTTGTTAATACTGGTGATATTCTGTTAACAGTTGAAGTAATTGCTGTTGCTTCGTTACTAAACTTGTCTAACTGAGTATTTATTTTATTAATTCTATCACTAAATTTATTTAGAGTACTAATAGGGATACCTATACCTCCCGACATTGGCGGTATTATAGCTGTAGGTATGGGTATTTGTTTTATAATTTGTATTGCTACTTTCAGTACAGTTACTGTAGCATTTAGTTTAGTAGCTATTGGCCGAAATTTACTAACCCTACCTTCTATTAGAGTAATCTGTTTTAAAAGGTTATTTCTTAATGCAATTATTCTTTTAAGCTCCTCTACATTAGGACATTCATTTATAAACTTGTTTAAAGCTTCAAACGCTCGTTGCTGTACATAAGCTATAAGCTTACCTCTCATATTACCGACCTGGCTTGCTACTACTGCTGCTAAACCGCCTTTTACTCCTCCTGCTCTATATGCATTTTTAAGCCTCTCGAAGTCCTTCTTTAACTTATCTGCTTTCTTCTTTAGTTCTTCTGCTTTTTTCTTAGCAGCATCTATCCTAGCTTTTGCTTTATCAAAATCTTCTTTTGCCTTTCTTGCACTAGCAAGTGCTTTATCTGTATTCTGTTGAGCAGCTTGTATTTCTTGTTCTGTTGCCATTATTCTACGTATACTTTACTTGATAAGACTCCTCCTAGGTTAGTTCTTAGTACTGTTATTGATGCTTCTAAAGCTTTCCCTTCTTCTACTAAGGAAGTCACAGGTCCTCCATTAACTGCTACTGCTTGTGACATTGCAGCACTAACACTTTGTAAAGTATCTAGTAACTCATGTGCCCAATTCTGCATTGCTAATCCTCGTATTACTGGTTGTTTTAATAGTAGAGGTGCAGTTCTTGCTTTTTCTCCTAAAAGAATTGTCTTACCATCTATGCAGACATAATCTGTTGCATCAAAATTTAATGTTCTAGCATTCAACCCTATAGCTTCTTTTGCAGAAATTAAAGCACTTTCTTCTTTTGCATTAATAATAATTCTTCCTCCGTTCAGTACTATTTGATTTCCTAGGTATAGACTTGGAACGGTAGGGAGCACGTCATAGGTAGTTTGTTTTCTTGTAGCAGGAGTTATATTTACAATATGATCTGACATCATGTAGATTGAATTTGCGTCTTTATCTACATCTTCTACAATAGGATCTATACCGTTTTTTGTCTTTATCTGTCCATTACTTATTATAGTGAAAGGCTTTCCGTTATTTACTGTCCCTGTAAAAGGGTTTTTATCTGATTTATATCCTCCCATTCTAATGGATTGTCCCTGTCTTCCTTGGATTAGAAAATCTCCCGGGAATGGGTATAGAGGGTTAATATCTTTTAGTTCAGGAATATTATTTCCTATTGGGAATTCAAAATCAACACCTTGGGTTGGAAGTGCATTATGATGAGGACTTCCCCATATACTTAGTACACTTGAATAGTAGCTAATTAATTGACTACTATTTTCTTGAAAATCTGGACCTGGTCCTGTTATTATGAGAACAATTTCATTAATAAGGGGAAATTCCGTTAAAGTACTACTAAGAGGGTATGCGGGCGGTAGCGGTGTTTCTTTATCTACCGGTGTAAGAATATCTTGATATATTATTGAACCAATTGGTAGCTTATTTCCTTGCTGATCGTAAAGTATTTTATTTTCATCTAATACTATATCTACTACTCTTCCAAACATAGAGGTAGGTTGAGAACTATTTCCTCCACCTACTCCTCTTGCTGCACTACTTACTGCATTACCAAGAAAATAACTACCTGCCATTACTCTTCGTCTTTTTTATCTAATTGCTTTCCTAGTTCTTCACTCTGCTCCATTAGCTTTGCAAGTTCTTCTGGGTTGAAAAAATCTGCTTCAGATCCTTTTCCTGCTCCTTCAAGTCTTTGAACAAGTGCTACCATTTTAATAAGATGCTCATCATTCTTTACTCCAACCTCTAGGTACTCTTTTATCATAGGAACAACCAAGGTTGCATCTCCTATGTTCTCAACAAGAGGTTTTAACTCTCCAATAAGAGCGTTAATTTGCTTCTCTTTATTCTTAGAATTGTCGTAAATTTCTTTTAGAACATCAGAAACGGTCTTTTTCCCGAATATTGTTGTATCTAATCCCATACTATATTTATTTTATAAATATCTTGTGATATATTATTGAATTTCGTAACCTGCTTCTTGGTATACAGTATATGTTTTATAGAAGTTTTCTTTAAGCTTTGAAATTACTTTGGTAAGAGTAGGGGTTTCACACTCAGTCATTTCCCTTATATAGATGTAAAGAGCTTTCTTTTTAAATATATCTAGATCGTGTCTGGTTTTAAATAAGGTAAGAATCGCATCTGCTACATTTTGTTCATGTATTTTTGTAAAATCTTGTTCTAAAGATTCATAACTTTCTTCTACAAACTTATCTACAACTGTTGCTAATTTTATTTCTCTAGAGTATTTTGGGTCTAATTCCGATTCATAAGAATCTTCCATCTCATCAAAAGATCCAACCTGTTTTAGTTTCTTGTAGTTCTTATTATTGTAATTAATAAGCCATCTCTTTACAATTGTCTGGAAGTATGAAAACGCTTTTGCTCCATTGGTAGAGTCAAATCTATGCAGTTTTTCTTCTACAAGCATACTAACTACGTCTAACTTTAAATCCTCTATACTATCTACATCTAGGTAGTAGAATTTAAAAGTATGTATAATATTCTCTGCTAATTTATAAAGCGGGAAATAAATCTCTTGTTTAAAAAGCTTATCTCTAAATACAGGATCAGAGGACGCGTTATATTTTACTATTGCATCCTCTGTTTCTTGTGTAAAGTAGTAATTGTCTTTATTCGCTGGTTTTGCCATAATCATCTGGTAGACGATAGGCATTTATAGTATCTTGTATTTCTTTCATAAAGTTAAAGAAAACTCCGACTTCATCATCAGATCTAAAAGCGCCTTTCTCATCTAATTGTTCAACATAAATTTTTGATTCACTAATAAGATACGCAACCTTTCTTAAATAACCTACTTGGTATTCTATGATATCTTCTTGCTTTGTCACTTTACGGTGTAAGTTCCAAGTCGTATATCCGAATACTAAAACCAATATTACTAAAATAACTACTAATGTTATCATATTAAATTTCTTTTACTAATCCCATTAATCCTTGAGATCCATTTATTTTTTTACCTGTTGAAGAAACTGTCTTCTCTACTTTAGGTTTAGAAGTTCCTCCTGAAGATTTCCAAGTATCATACTCTACTTTAGAAGCTAAAAAATCTGCTTGATGTAAAATATATACTAGATTTGTTCTAAATTTAGAATCTGGATTGAATGACATATAGTAAGGTTTGTTTACATCGTCATATAATCCGTCATGTAGTTTTATAGCTAAATACTCTTTTTCATTCATAGCTATACTATTTTGCTGAAGAATAAAAAGAGAGCGGTCTTGAATAAGCATAAAAGATAAATCCTTATTATGAATATATTCTTCCCCTAATTTATCTTTTCTCCAGGCATCTGTTTGAGGTAAGTAATTAGGTGTTCCTTTGAATCCTATTTTACCTAAATCATGGTTAAGAGCAGCAAATACTAATTCTTCATCTGTAAAATCAATATTAGCTCCCATAGTCTCCCATAACTCTTTTGTCTTTAAAGCACAGTGAACAACGCGATTAACGTGGTCAATATACCCTCCGGGGAAGGCATTGTGGAAGGAAGGTTTACCGGAGGCAGGAGCAAGTACCATTTCCTCTGCCAAAGATTCATAAAGAGATTTTAACTTCTCTTTACGATCTCCGGTGATAAAAGTATCTAATATTCTTAGATGCTTATCCCAATTACTTTGTATCTGTTCTGCCGAAAGATTCATTAGTCTTGATGTTCTGTATTTAGTAATGTTTGCATATCACTTATCTTTTCTAAAAGTTCTGCTACTTTAGCATAAGCGATAGTTTGTTCATTTCTGTGTATATGGTACCCCATATTCTTAACCTCTGCTTCAAAGCGTTCCAACTTTTGTTGAAATAAATCTTTATTTCTCATCTTTTTTTTATTTATATTAATATTATTTATTTTTAATTATTATCTTATTAATTATTTAATAATGGTTAAGTTATGAACTTTTTTTTTAAGAAACAACTCTACTGTTCAAACACTACTTTTAACTCTTTCTTTACTGTTTGTTTATTTTCTCCAAAAGTAACATTAATGTAAATAGTTGCTGATTGTCCTATAAAATCCTGAAAGAAAGCCATAGATTGTTGAGGAGTATACGTATATCTTGAATTAGTACAGAAATATGACTGAAGTACTGACTGGTTAGCATAAAAGTCTGTATGAGGTTGAATTGTATATCCTACTAGGTTCATGATAGAAGATTGTTGTGAAAGTTGAGGAAATGTATAAGTCTGCGTTCCTACTGCAATTGGTGTATTCATTTGATTACTAGACCATAGTCCTTGGTAAGAATAAACCGGATAGGTCCAAGTCACATTCCCTGGTAAGTAGAAGAAATTAGAGTCAAAAGACGTAATAACTAAAGGAACATTGTTAATCACAAAATGAGGATCCAAAGGAGATAACTGCCCTTTTACGGTAAAATAATTCAATCCAGCATGCTTTATATGCCAAACACCTTGAGCATCTTGATAAGTTCCAGGATGTCCTTGGGTATCAACCCTGAAGGAAGCATAGCAATCCCCGTTTAAACATACATCAGGCT